AAGAAGTATGATGAGTTTTGTACAGACCTCCTTGGTGCCTGCCCAGAACTCACGGCTGAGATTACAGCTGCAAAGGCACTGGCACCCGAGATGAAGGTGAAGCGCTTCAAGGCCGAAGTGAACGCATCACCGCAACGCAAGGCTGAGAACTGTCCGAACTTTGTTCTGCCTGGAGTGAAAATCACCAAGGCCATTTGGGCTGAGCTGTCTGAGAAGACAAAGGCATCAATCCAGGAGTATCTGACGCTGCTTTCTATGTGTGCACTCTACGAGGGTATGCATGATCTGAGTGGTGCCGACCAGTCGGAGTTTCTGAAGGGATTTATGGAGAACATGAAAGAGAAGTTGGCCGGTACGGATTTTAAGAAACTTGCCGAGAAGTTCACTGAGTTCCTTGGCGCTGCTGGTATGGGTGCGGGTGCCACAGGTGCAGCTGCCGCCGCTGGCCTTGGAGGCATGCCAAATCTTCCCGAGCGTTTTCTTAAGGGGAAGATTGCCAAGTTCGCCGAGGAGCTCGTCCGCGAGTTTTCCCCCGAGGACTTCGGTATGTCAGAGGCGGATATCCGTGCCTGTGAAACGAATCCCATGCGCGCCTTTGAGGTGCTCATGGAAGCCTATACATCGAAGCCTGACATTCTACAGGGTGCGATTAAGAAGATTGCGCATCGCATGCAGGAGAAGATTCAGCGCGGTGAACTCCGTCCTCAGGATCTGGCTGCGGAAGCGGAGGAGATCATGAAGGAGTGCACAGATAATCCGCAGTTCACCGAGATGATGGAGGGATTTCGCAACGCCTTCGGTTTTGCCGATATGGATACAGCGCGTGAAGCTGGTCGTGAGGGAAATGCCCGACTTGCTGCGGCCCGTGCTCGTCTTCGTGCGAAGCTAGAGAAGCGAAAGTCAGGAAAGTAAAACCTAGTAAGCACTAGAGAGGGACATGAAAGTCACACTTTGTGATCCATATGCCTGGGAAGACCCTATGAATTTTCTCCGAAATGCATGGGGAAAGTCATTTCAATGTGCGCAGGGTCGTGCACCGTGCTACAGTGAAGTTACGAATCAAATCATCTTTATCTATCTGTTTGCCTTTCTCGCGACGACGATTGTGGCCATCTTTCTACAATACGGAATGGCCATACCGATTGGCTTGATTTTTACGACACTCTACTTAATTCCCGCCTTCCGAACTCTACAGACGATTCAGGCACAAGGTGATCCTGGGTCAAGCCAACTTGAAAATTTTGCCGATATTGCCCCTATACAGGCAGCATCTCCGGATGCAATGGAATACACTCGTCCTACGGCATCAAATCCCTTCATGAATGTCTTAGTGAATGAAATCAAGTACAACCCTACAAAGCCGGCTGCACAAGATATAACAGATCCAAGTGTTTCAGGTATGCTTGACGATGTATTCCGTGTTCAGTTCACAAGCGACCCTACGGATGTCTTTGGAAAGTCACAGAGCCAACGCCAATTCGTAGCCATGCCGTCGACAACTGTGCCAAATGACCAGGGATCATTTGCTGATTGGCTCTATCGCATTCCTGGAAAGACATGCAAGGAGGGAGGACGAGAAGCCTGCTTACCTGGAACCGATGGAAGCCCTGTTACATGGCTCAATGCTGATAGGTGATTAGCTTCTGTGTAACAAGTTTCGCGCCCTTCTTACAACTAAATCGTTTCAATGTTCTGCCCCGAGTCTGTAATACCGACTTGGTACAGATAGCAATCGCAGCTGACTCACGAGCTGAAGCGCCTTTAGCACCCGGTCGTAGCCTCAGAGTCTTCCGCACGGCCTTCACACAACGGCAGAAACGGCTGGCCTGCTTCTCTCTCATTCTACTTTCACATCCTATTTTTTCCCTTGTCTCAGTCAGAATGCAGATCAACCGGCTTACACACACTCGTGATGACCTCTGTGGCATAGAGTCTTATTACAAGCAATCTGTAGGTGTTGGTGCCTACTACACTCGCAACCTTGTTCCCGATGCTCGTGTCGTGAATCCTCTCTCCGTCGACCAACTCCAGATCTACCCGAAGGAGGGATATGGCTACAATAACAAGTCAATCGACGTTGATTCAGTGCTTCGTAATCAGCCAGAGTTTAAGAATAACCGCTGCAACATCCGTCCGCAGGCGCGTCCGTTTCTGACGGTGCCTTTTATGGGCACAGGCCGTGGAAATCCGGATGTAGAGACCAATCTCCAGCACAGCGAGATGGTTCGCCAGGGCAAGGAGTGTGGCACAGTTACGGAGCAGGAGTTTGAGGGCCAGTACACACCGCTCATCCCGACACTGCAGAAGAATATCCAGAACCCGAAGAACCTGGTTCCCGAGGTGGCTGCGAATGGTTGGATCCGCGGAGGAGTTCCCAGCCGCAATTACATCCGTGATGTAAATTGTTAAGCAGGAAAAGAATGGCCGGATATCCGCTCGAAGGCCCCTTTGAAAATGCTCCTTCGTGGGAGAAAAAGGAGAATCCGCAGGCATATGATCAGTCACCCTTTTACTACGTGAGTGCGAAGCCTGGACGAAATATGCTTGGTGTCGTTGGAGGAAACGAAGCGAGTCTTATAGTAGGGAATCAAGTGGACCTGGAATCAGACCTACGGGGGATTAATATTCCGAACACTTTTTGCCCCTCACGTCAATATCAACCTCCGAAAGAGGGACAAACAAAGATACAGCGTGATAACGTAAAAACTAAACAGAGTGTTGATACAACGCTTAAGCACATACCTGCCATTCAGATGTGGGCATACCCTGTCACCTTTGGCCCTAAGCCTTTAAAGACAGATGCATGTGGAACACCTGAGCGCTATTAGAGCGCATAGACCTGACGGCCTGAGCGCTATTAGAGCACTATTAAGCTAATACGATGATGACTTTGGTCTGAGTATTATCAAATAGCACTATGAAGGTACCATATCTGGCGGTTTCTAAGAAAAGCCTCATGGCTTTGTCAATTGCAGTGATTTTCAAAATCCCTACATTTGAATAGTAGTAGAATGCTGGCTCCTAAACAACAGGCCCTAACACACCTCCGAAACGACGATTTTCGTCAGGCCGATGACCAGAGAATCACAAGTTATGCGCTGAGATATTACTTAGGTAAGCCGAATCATCAGTGTGATGTCACATTCCCCGTGGATGCAACAACTCGCATCCAATTTGCAGGTGACAGTTTCCCCCAAGGCAAGTGGCGCACGGATGTAGAGTCTGACTTGAAGAATATCAATCGCATGGGTACGCGTGTCCGTTGTGATGATAAGCAGTATAACCCCGATACAAATGATTTCAACAATACATATTACAAATCTGCGCCCGACATGTCATTTCCGATGACATTCAACAAACTGATAAATCCTCCGTGTACTCTCCGGGCCACGGGATGGAATCGTTGGATTGATATGCCTCATCAACCTCAAGCAACCTTCGAGACGCCGTTCGATTTCTACATACCGAGCCGTGACCTCGACAAGGAGCGAAATAAAACGCATTAAAGTTGTCTAGAGTTAGAAGCCATGGAGGTCGCAACAATTTTGGCCCTAGCAGGCCTAGGATATCTCGTTACTAAAACCACTGAAACTCCTAAAAAGAGAAAGGAGGGCTTTCAGTCGTATGCTTATCCGTCACCCCCTACAAGCGCCCTTTCTCAGACCCCTTCAGGTCAATCTCCTAGAACATCCCCTGCACAACTCGATATGATGTATGAAACAAGTTACGGAAAGACATATCCTTCACAGCCAAATCCGGCAACCGCATCAGGACTACTTCCTACTGATTACGCACGTACCTCTCCGCAGTTTGTGAATCTGGCTGAGAATCCCGCCATGGAGCCGAATCAGGATGGAGGCTCACGCATGTTTAGCCCTGTACCGCAGTCGATTGATGCTGCGAAGCCTTCTGTAGCCATGAATGCCCCTGGAATTGAGCAGAATCCAAACTATCTGAGCGGCGACACCGTAGTCAGCCCGCTCAGTGGTCAGGTGATGTCATCAAAGGAGTTTGTACATAACAACATGCAGCCCTTCTACGGAGGTCGTGTAAAGCAGAATGTCAATGTTGACACAAATGTGAGTATTCTTGATTCCTACACGGGCTCAGGAAGCACACAGATTAATAAGCGTGAAGTTGAATCCATGTTTGACAGCAACAAGTCACCGTTTGGCAATCCCTTCGGTATGGAGGATAATACTGACTTCTTCCAAAGCCGTATGGAGGATCCTGCGATGCGTCGCCGTGATGGTGAGCGGCCCTTTGAGCCTGTGAAGGTTGGAGCGGCAATTGGAGAGAAGTTCGGCGCGACTGGCAAGGGTGGGTTCCAGCAGTATGAGGTCAACGAACACATGATTAACAATATCCGTCGCACGGATGACCTCCGTACTGCGGACAATCCGAAACTCTCCTACAAGGGCACCGTAGTTCGTGGACAGCAGTTCATTGGCAAGTCGATGGAGAATCCTGGTGAGGTTCGCAAGTACCGCCCTGATGGATTCTTCGTGGACCAGGAGGGTGAGCGTTTTGTTGGAGCTTTCTCTGAGGAGTCGCAGCGTGAGTCGGTGCGTCCTGTTCAAGTCATGCCCTACACAACGCGTACAGATACAACAACTGAACTCATTGGTCCTGCAGCCAGTCAGGAGTTTGGTGAGAACTACGTCACTGGCTCATATCGTACGCCCATGCACCAACAGTTTGGTGGTGCGGGTATGCGTAATGCGGATATGACAACATATACTAGCGCGGATACGGATGCAACTGAGAATGACTATGGTAAGTCTGGCTATGAGATACGTCCTAACGAGCGCTATTACACAGTCGACCGTGTCATGGGTCTTAACGTGACACCTGCTGATACACAGGCAAACACGGTCCACTATGCGGATGACTCTCGTCCTACACGTCGTGAGGAGACAAGTGGAAACATCCGCCAGACAGGTACACCTGTGGGCTATGCGGGTGGTGCACCGGCCATTACAGTCTGGGACCCGACGGATGTCGCGCGCACCACGGTCAAGGAAACAACCGTGAAGTGGGATTACCGTGGTATTGCAGCGCCTGCAGATGGACCAACGCGCCTCACGGTTTATGATCCTGATGATATTGCACGCCCTACGCAGAAGGCTCAGATTTCAGCGAAGTCTGAGTACTATGGCGGTGTCAAGGCAGCCACGGAGAAGTTCACCAGCCACCAGCAGGCGTATAATATGCGCCTTAACCCGAATAAGGAGGCTGTTGCGAAACTGCCGAAGCCGTTTGCGGGCAATGGTGGCCTGGGTACATTCAACTCGAATGTAACACAAACTTCGAAGAAACTTGATGTAGACATCATTGATGATCGTGCACTCGCTGTAAACAATGTCGTTGGCCTGCCGCCTGGAGCAGGTGACATTGGTCAGGTGAAGTACCGTGCTCCTCTGAAGCTCGATGTGAGCACGGAACGCAATATGCAGGTCATGGTGGATGCAGTCAATAACAATCCTCTACAGCAGAGTCTACAGAAGAATGCGGAGCACGATGAGGCGCTTCTGATGCAATACCTAAATTCTAGGACATAGTTGCAAGCAAAAGACCTCTCCTAGAACCATCTCCATTAATTAAATAAAAATCAATATTCGGTCTTTCCAGAGCTATACCATATAACTTTTGAAAGAGCATAGCTTCTGGAATAGGAAATTTATTTGAATCCACTCCAACCCATTTTTCATATACAGAACAATAAATATCCATCATAGAAGGTGTACCAAAAGCAATCCAATCACAAAATGTCTCTTCAAACTCACAAAGAACGCGACTTGATTTAGGTATACATAAAAACTCTTTTTTAGAAGTAATACTCTCTTTACATTGTAAAAATAGATTTTCTTCAACTATACAATCAGTTCTATAGCGCACAACAAGATCATACTGGATATTCATTTTTGCTTCATATTCCTTGCGAATACGATTTACTTGAAAGATTGAATACCACATAGGCATACAGCGCGGATACTTATGAAGATGTGTTAATGCACTAAAATCCTCAATCAGGTAGGAAACAGGTTTGAATATATTTATACCATCTATATGACTAAATACAAACATTGATTTATTCCAGTCACCTCTTTCAGTAACTACAAATGTGCCAGAAGATGTTGTATCACGTTTCCAAGTGTGGACAAAAATATCAAACTGAACGTCTGGAAGTAAACAGATATTTTTCATCAGTTTTTCAAAAGAATGATTAAGTACTCTAAAATCACCCGAAATCTGCAGCGCAATACGCATATAAATAGTATTTAAATATCCATTTAAACCTAATCAATTGAGTGTAGTACAGTATATGCCGCAGCCCGCTTGGCTTGTTGCAGGACCCCCAGGTTCAGGTAAATCAACTTATATAAGAACTGAAGCGCAGCGGCGCGGAGTCAATCTTCTTCATTGGAATGCACGTGTCGACCGTAGTTTACGCGATGGTCGTGACCGTCTTCATATTCAAGTGCGTTCGCGCGAAGCCTCAATTCTCTGGATTGAAGGCGTTGAGGACCTTACACAGGAGGCACAAGCATTCCTGCGTCGCATTCTAGAAACGGCGATGCCCCAGGTACTCTGTATTTTGGAATCCACAGAGCCGTGGCGTATCTCACCACCTGTCCTTTCCCGTTGTATCTACAAGGAGGTGCGTTCATGGAAGAATTCTCTAAAGGCGGAGGCCCAGCCACCCAGCCTTGAGGGTGTGCTGGAAGCCTGGAATAAGGGAGAAGATCCAATTACACTTCTACAGAAAGTCTTGGAGACCAAAGGATTTGTTCCGCAGGAACTTGTTCTTGAAGCGTATCGGCGATGGGGCAATGGAATGAGTCCATGGCTACTTTTAGCGTGGCTGGTGGCTGAGAATAAGGGTGCCACCCGCGTTTAATGGCGTACCATACGAAACCGCTTCTCTTTAGAGAAATATGAACGTCGGCGGAGATTCTATCAATGTCTACGCCGAGGCAAAGACGGAGTATACTCGTCAACTTTGCCAGATTCTATCACCGGCTTTTCAGATCTATTTCCTAGATTTACTGAAAGTTGCAAAGGACAAGGAGCCTGAAACAAAACGACTCCTCTGGAACTTCCAGGCGCTTCTTCAGGAGATTCCGGACTGGAATCAGGATAAGGTTCTCAGGGAAACGGAGAAGATTCAACGCGATTCAAACTGTGATTATCTTGAGGAACTACTGACTGCCGTCTTTATTGCACACACAAAGGTTTTATCTGCCATTCGAATCACTACGAAGCAGAAGAAGCTGCAGATTACAATTCCGAAACTCGACCACTTTATCCACCGCACGCTGAGGGAGACGGGTCGCCTTCTCTGGAACAATGCCTTTCTATTTGCCGAGCAGGGCAGCTCAATGGACCGTCAGAAGAATATGCGTCAGGTCGAGGCCCTGATCGTAGAGGGAATCCAGCAGTCGATTCGTAGCCTCCTGCCAGTTAAGACTATCCTCCGCGAGTATCTCAACGACGATGAAGGCGCTGAAGGCGAAGCGGAGGATGAGGAGGCTGAGACGGAGGTTGTAGCCACAAAGGAGGCTGAGGTTGAGACAAAGCCTGAAGCGAAGGCAATCGAGACAAAGCCTGAACCGGTTGTTGAAGTGAAGCCTGAGCCTGAGCCAGAGCCCCTGCCTGAAGCCAATACACAGTCTGTTCAGGCTCCAAAGAGTTCTATGAAGTCCACAGTGACTGTGAATAAGGAGGCTGGGATCACAGCACCAGTGCCTGAAGGGCCCGAAGGGCAGCAGACACTTGTCGTTGATACAGAGCCTACAGTGAGTTTCACAAATATGGATACAATCTTTGATAGCAATGATGTGGAGGGAAATGAAATTGCAACTCACTCCATGTTTGAAGGTGGTGAGGTTGAGCGGATTGAAACAATTGATGCACCTCCGGAACCACTAGATGACTTTGAAGACTTAGATGCTTCGTCGAATGCGATTGAGTTTGAGGAAATAATAGCGTAAAAGTTTTCTAGGGGAGGGCAGTAAATGTTTGGCACGAGCACCCCCCTTTTTCTTACAGTTCTGCTTGGCGGTTTAATTCTATCGGCACTTGGAACTGCGCAAACAATCTATTACCAGAAGGAGCCGTTTCAGATGAAGGGTGCCATTCGTGATTTCTGTATTGGGGCCATCATGGTCACATTCTTATATCAAATGATTCCTGATTCAGTTGTTTCAGTGGGAACCTTTTTATCAGGATTTAAGATGCCTGAGATGCCAAAAATGTCCGGTGGATCTCCTCCATCTACGATGATGGTAGGCTCAGAGACGGACTTTGACCTTCAGACTGGAGTCCCGAGATTTTAAATCTGTTGTTATTTTATAGAAAATGAACGCAAATATGGGCACTGGAATGAATGAGAATAATAGCCGTGCAATGAATTTATTTAGCAATAATAACAATGTTGCTTCAAATGCTGCATCTGCGGTAATGGCGAATGCTAAGATGCCTCAGATGGGTGGACGCCGCCGCAACCGTAAGAACCGTGGCACGCGTAAGAATCGCAAGAACCGTGGTACGCGTAAGAATCGCAAGAGCCGTGCGAACCGCCGTTAGATAGAGTTCAACTTTATTAAATCAAGTCTAAGTAGAAATGACGCACCAGTATGAAGCTACGGCACATGGTGTTATGATGTGGGCAACGGGTGAACTTGAGCATGTTGGTCGTATTGCCAGTATCAAAGATAAGGACATTCAATATAACTATGCAATGAGCACCCTTTTTGGTATGGCCCACCTCAAGGATGCCCTCTTTGAACTGGTTGAAGACCCGGATTACGAGCACCAGAAAAAGGATTTACTGAAGACTCATGACAAAGTCATACGCGTCATGAAGCATCTCTGTAAGGAGTATGACCTGGATCTTGGAGCAATAAAGAGATTTAATACAAAAAAGGTTCTCAGCAATCTCAAGTATCTAAATTCGAATAACAACAATAACAATAATTATAATAACAATAATATCAATAATAATAATAATAGTATGACGACTAATAACAGCCAATCAAAGAATTCCAATAGTAGAAGTCGCACAAAGAAAAATCGCAAGTAAACCTTTGATTTAGTTTCGTAATACGGAACATAATCAAAAAAAGAATAGACTAGAGGAGTAGGGATGTCCTTTTTTTTTAAGCTTGGAAAGGAACTTAAAGAGGGTACTATGCTTGGAAAACTAGCAAGAGAACAAAAGGAATTTAGCAGTGCTTTAAAAGGAGCAAGTCAAGAAATGAAATTGGCGAATAAAGCAGTATCTGAAGCTCGTATAGTAGGTGAATCAGTAACTGCTGCGCGAGCTGCACAAATGGCTGCTGCACAAAAAAGAGCTCAACAGGCAGCAAAACGCCTTCTTTCCTCGGAAAAGAGTGCGGCACGAGCCGCTGGAGAAGTCCGTGAAGCAAGTGCTGTATCTATTGTAACAAAGCCAAATGGTAAAAAAGTATTTGAAACAAATCCAAATATACATCTACCCGAAGTGAAACCTTCTGAACTAGGGTATACTTCACACGGCATTGATACAATTACAGATAAAAGTGCGCTACGTGCTATGATAGGAGAGAAAAAAGCCATTAGTGCGGGATTACATGAAATTGAAAGTGTGGCTGAATTACGAACTAAAGTGAAGAAAATTCTAGATGAAGAAGGAAGATTATTTAATAAAGAAAAAGATGCTGTACGAATTGCTAATAATGTTGCTATAAATGGAGCGCGTGCGGCTGCTAAACGGGAACGATCCGTATCTCGAGAATCTGACGATTTAATGGGATGTATTATTCAGCGGGGTGGAAAGGCTTGTCCTCCAGTTTCCACACCTACGCCAACTAGTGGCACTCCAGGTAGTACTAAAAAACAGGGAAAACCAGTAAATATAAAAGACAATGTAGCCGCTCAAAATGAGTTAAAAACTGCTTCTTCCGACCAAAGAAAGTTTTATAACGATTATATGACAGGTCGACAATATAAGATTGGGTTTTCAGATGCAGCTAAAGCTGCATGGCAAGAACTACCCCCTGCGGTTATTGATGTACTTACAATAGATCAATTAAAAATTTATATTCGTTGTAAGGGCGTTAAAATCCCTAAGGGAATAAGAGGTCAACCCGCACTGAGCACTATTGCTAAAACATTACAAAAAGGCATCACTCCAACCAACCCCACTTCAAGTAAATTGCTAGAAAAATTTCAAGAAACACTTATTAATGAACTAAAAGAAGCACCAAAGCCTATATCTATTACAGATTTTTTAGCTCTTGAAACTCGAAGTACTGTATCTAATCTTTATAATTCAGAACTTCGACAGCTTGAGAAGTCTGGATTTACTGCATTTTCAAAAACAACACCTCCAAACCCCCCATGTCCTCCATGTGAGGTAGATCATATAGCACCAGTTCATGCTATTTGTGTCTGTTTACAAAAAGTAATGAAGGATACACAAACGGCAATATCTGAGTCTACATTAGAAAGATTATCTAAATTGCTTAATGATAAATCCAATTTAGAATGGATTACGAGCGCCCAAAATAAAGAATATGGTAGAGACATACAAATAGGTATTACTGAACTATTAGAAGGTAAATATAACCCACCACCAACAGGAGGAATGAAGCGTTTACTAGACGGATTAGAAAAAATGGCAGGTAGAACCTTTCATCCTAATAATAGCAAGGCTTTTAAAGCTATTGAACATCTTCGAGATGCAGTAAAGGGAACAGCAGTAACTCCATTTCTTAAAGGCGGAGGTACTGATGAAGAATTACAAGAAATAAAAAATATCATAGAGAAATTTGCAGTTGGTCTTAGAACGGGTAATTTTGATAAAGAAACAAAAGAATTTATACAGATATATAATGCTGTAATACATGATGAAATTGATGACGATGATGATAGTGATGATGAAGAAGATAAGCAGGAATATATATCACCCTTTTCAAAGGTATTTTCTCACATATTAAATCCAGGAGAATCTGTAGAAGAATCGTCTGAGCCAAAAGCCGAACCTCCCCCTCCTACATCAGGACTTGAAGCACAACAAGAAGAAAAAAAAGTACCACCAAGCACTGGATTACTTGGAACCTCTGGATTACTTGGAACCTCTGGATTATATCGTGGATTACTTGGAGCTCCCCCACAACCGCAAGGAACCTCTGGATTATATCGTGGATTACTTGGAGCTCCCCTAAAACCGCAAGGAGGAACAAGAAAAAACCGCCTCTACATAAAATCTAAAACCTACCGCAAGTAAACCTTTTTGATCTATAATCGTAAAACGATTTCTAATCAAAAGAATAAACTATACACCTTCTCATCCTTCGGCACCCGCTTCACCTTGAATCCACTAAACGGCTTCTTCTCCACCTGATCCCGCGGCCGTGCCATATGGCACTCTTCCGCGATCACCTTGTATAAGTCAAAACTCGGATACTTTTCATTTCCATCGGCATCAATCAGTACATTCTCCCGTCCATCCGTCACCATCCAGGTCCACATTGTATTGAATAAATCCGACCCCGTTTCGCGCATCTCAATACCCTCCTCAGAGGACATGACACGACCACCCTTCTTCGGCTCCATCTTATGGGGAAATACGGCCTCAAAAAGGCTCACTGCAAGCCTACAAAGGTCAAACGACGGATTCGGTGTGACAATCGCCTCCTTTTTCACAGCAAACTCTCCAAAATTATACTGTGTCGCTGCATCATTTCCAGGACGAAAATCATCACTGTAGACTATCTTATCACCTAACTTGAATACAGCACGGCCGAAATCAATAATCTGGAAAATCTTTCCATAGGTCGGTACTCTCCATGTGGTTCCATCGCGCTTTGCGTAGTACAAAAACTCCTTCTCGGTCGATGACCAGACAATATTATTGGAGTGAAGGTCGTTGTGCGTCATTGAAAGTGTGTGCTGCATGGCACAGAGACCCGCAATCACCTGAAACAACCACGCTGACCAACGCGCCTCCCACTCAGGCTCGCCAGGCTCCGCACCTACAAGGCTATGATTCTCAAGAAGAGTATCCATGACACCCTCTGACCGTTCAAGGTACATAAGCATTACTGGAAAATCATTAAATTCGGCAAAGAAATGCGGGTCATCATTATCCTCCTCCTCATCCTCCTCAGATTTATCCGATTCCTCAGACTGGCTGTGAAAACTCAGATTATCGGCCGTATGAATACTTCCCGCTCCGCCAGGAACAGAATCCGCCTTTAGTGATTCATCCGCAGACGCCTCAGCATCCGAATCCTCTTCAGAATTTGTCGAGTCTCCGCCCTCATTAATAAAGGAGGGCCGACGAGTCCAATACGCTCGATCCGAATCCGTTTCAAAATCTGCCTGCACGGCAAATCGCCTTGCATCCAGTCCTCGCCAGAACCAGCGAGTATTACGAAAACTATCGTATTCTTCACTGATATTGAACATATACTTATCGGCAATGGCCGTCATAGAGCCGTAGTAAAAGGGAAAATGCGGCGATGCATCGAGCTCACGGAGACGTGAGAGACTAAAGTAACTCAGTGCCTCTACATATGCCTGATTCATTGGGTCCTTCAGTTTCTCCTGAGCCCGAGCCCATCCCTTTGTGCGAGTTGGACTGGCAGGAGCAGTCGCAAATTCATAGCGACCCTTCATCCAACGAACAGGGTCCAGAAGATGGGTCACCTTGCAATATGCCTTCTGTTTTCCAGTGTGCTGTCCATTTCCGAGAGTAATCTCGCAATCACCCTTTCCCGCCTCACTGCCCTGCCCTTGCCAGCGCCACTTGTGGTCGAGCCACGCCTGGACCTTTGAATCAATTCCAAGGAGCGAATATGCCGGATGAGATAAACTTAGGTTCCGAAAACCAGACATTTGTGCCATATGTTCGGCCGTTAGAGTCTGTTGTATTGGAACCACGGGCGGAGGAGGGACACTTTTCAACGCATTATCCCATGTTTCCACAGGCATTCTTTCTGGTCGGGGTTAAGGTAAGGGTAGTTTTCAAAAAACGCGTTTGCGTCCCTAGTATATAGAGACGCAATGGCAGCCGCTTCCGCTATGAATGTATCCCTCCGCAAGTTCGAGATGAAAAAGATTCCTCAAGATGCCGTGGCCGTTTTCATTGGGCGCCGTCGTACAGGTAAGAGTACCCTTGTTCGTGACCTACTTTACCACCATCAGAATATGCCGCTCGGCACAGTCATCAGTGGTACGGAAGAGTCAAACAGTTTCTACGGACAAATGATTCCGCCACTCTTCATCCATGGAGAGTTCAGCCCTGTCATTCTGGCAAATTTCTGTAAACGGCAGAAACTCGTGATGCACAAAATCCAACAGGACCTCGCTGTTGGCAAACAGAGTAAGATTGACCCTCGCTCCTTTATGATTCTTGACGACTGTATGTACGACGATTCCTGGACGCACGACAAGAATATTAAGTACCTCTTCATGAATGGTCGTTGGCTCAAGGTCTTTTTCTTGATTACTATGCAGTACCCCCTTGGTATTCAGCCGGCTCTCCGAACCAACGTAGACTATGTTTTTATTCTCCGTGAGCCCTACGCCTCTAACCGTAAGCGCATCTATGATAACTACGGGTCGGCCTTTCCTTCCTTTGAATTCTTCTGCCAGGTCATGGACCAATGTACACAGAATTACGAGTGCCTTGTTATTGACAATACATCACAGAGTAATAAACTTGAGGACTGTATTTTCTGGTACAAGGCTGAGATGCACCCTGAGAAGTTTCGTATTGGAGCACCCGAGTTCTGGCAACATAGTGAACAACACTATCGCGACAAAGATGAGGAAGATATTAACCAGTATGACCCGAGTGCAGCACGGAAGCTCAAGGGACCTCCTATTAATATCCGCAAGATGTAGAGATGAAGAGTGACACAATAGCCATTTTATGTATACTTCTATTCGCGTGTGTACTCATGGGATGGTACGCTGTTGAAGGACGCACTGAGGGATTTGAAGCAGGTGAAGGTCAGATGTGCGGCGTTGATAAGCCCACATGTGTACATGGCACTCGCTGCATGAATGGATACTGCACTTCTTCCAATACTCCGATGTTGCCGACCTTTTATGATTTACCCGTTGAGCCTTCCGATCTTGGAAATCCTGGCGGCTTTCTCCACACTGAATAGAATGGCTAAGATGATGCGTTTAGGAGTTGCAGGCTGTGCCCTTGTTATCTTATTTGCGGTACTTCTATTCATGCCGATGCTGCGCAGCATGTTCCCCGGCCTCGTACAGGGCTTTTCCAATTATGATTGCAAGCGTGAGACACAATGCCCTGAGGGAACCTTCTGCCAGAGCGACCAGTGCATTCCGATTGTGACGAATGAGATGACAAATTCAGCGGGTGCCACTGGGTATTACGCGTAAATATCTGTTCTATGTTTTTTCAAAAAACTGTAAACAGACTAGTCCTTCTTATCCTCATCCCTCTTCTCCTTCCTGCGCTCCATAACCAGGTCAGCAGGCCCACTGAACATGCTGGCATACGAGCCAACACCTGCAGTAAAGGCTGAGGCATCCGCAGCCTCAGGCTCAGGGCGCTCCACCTTCAGTTGCTGTCCCGCCATACCCTTCACACCCTTCTGGCGCTGCTCTGAGTAAAAAGTATCACGCGCAGTCTCATTCTCCTTATACTTCTTCATGAGCGTATTCAGCTGGTCCTCAGCATACTCCTGCTCCGCGACTGCATTCGGATTCGGATCCCATGGAAGCCACTTGCCAACCTCACCCACAAATACGTTGTGAATTGTATCATTCCGCTGCAGCTGCTTAGAACGAGCAACGGCCTCGCCCTGTGATGCATATACGCCGCGGATCTTGAGCCCACGCACAGAGGTCCTAAAGTTATTCTTTGCATAAAACTCTTCCTCAAGGCGTGTGCCATTCTTGTAGAGAAAATCTTCATAGGCCTCCTGAATCGTTGTCTCCTTGATTTCAGCCTGGTTCTTGCGTACATAGCCCTCAAGGTCGGCAAGTACAGTCTCCATCTTCACTTGGCTCGTGCGGCAAATGACTGCAATACCTGATAGGTCGAGCTTCTCTGCCTTTACAGCTTCTGCCTCGAGCTTTGAGTTGACTGTGCGAACCGTCTCAGCAAGAAAAGCCTCAAGCTTCTTTGTCTTATACTGAATCTCATAGTCCTTTACGAATGATGAAAAGAAGGATGCATCCTTACTGGTCAATACCTTCTCCGGACTCAGGAAACTCAGTAAACAAAACTTCTGGCCAGGAATCTCCTTGTCCTCATCAAGAAAGTCCTCCTTCTCCGTATAGTTAACCTCCTTTGACATTCTAAGGGCTTACTGGTATATTTCTTTAGGGGGTTTCCACGCAGCCGGTCTGCGCCCAAAAAATTTCTCACTATCCAATATAAATAATGGATCTCGCTGAAGTTCTCAATCGCGCCATCAAGTATCTCATTGAGGGAATCGCCGTCGGTCTCGCGGCCGTGCTCGTTCCCCGGAAGGGCATTGACTTCCAGGAGGTCGTCGCCATCGCCATCGTCGCTGCGGCCGTCTTTGCCGTACTCGACCTTGTCTCCCCGTCCATCGGCGTGACGGCTCGCCAGGGTGCTGGCTTCGGCATTGGTGCGAACCTCGTAGGCTTCCCGCGGTAAGCTTACGAAGTAAGCGAGCCTTCAGGCTAAGCGCAGCGACCCTTCAGGGTAAGCTTACGAAGTAAGAGCATAGACCAAGCAATAAGACTATCAACAAATCTACTATTTTTCTATGCCATAGATAAATAGTAAATGCGTATGTCAACAACAACTGTTGCACTTATCGTGCTGATGTGTACACTTCTCTTTGGAGGAGTAATCGTATCGCGTTCATATTTTGAAGGATTTGAGGTGGATGCGAGTGGAAATCAGATTCCGAGCCCCAATACCCCGACAAATCAACCGCCTGTTCAAGTATCCGCGAAGCCTATCTCGGACATTATGGTACCCTCTATGCAAATGCAGACCCCTATGCAAATGCCAATGCAGAATTATGGAATGACAGGAGTTGGAATGGCAAGCCCAATGCAGAATTATGGAGCGACA